GGATACCGAGCAACGAGTATTAAATATTATCAAGTTATATGGCAAGCCGTTGAATAATAACGAGTTAGAAGAAAAGCCAAATATAACATAATAATTATTATAGGAAGTTACAAGGCTAATGGACGAACTGAGATATATTATAGATTTGATTGACTTGTGTCGGGATTGGGAGATATGGAACTAGACCCTCACCCTACCGCTAATGAATATCTATTATCTGATTTAGGTGCCCATAACCCAACACTAATTTTGAATTCGAACAAATGACCGAAGTTCGCCGTTGTTGCACTTGTTTTAAAAACAAGCAGAATACAATCAATAAAAAAATCAACAAGAAGTATTTTGATTTTTGTCTCGAGTGTTGGAAAAGTATGTTATGGACGCAAGCGGTCTTGCGTAACGGCACGAATTGGATTATTGAAAAGTTCCCAGAAAGATACACAAAATCTTCGTCAATCAGCGTAACCGAGGTTTAAAGTTTGGCAAAAACTCGGAGAAGTTTAAAAAAATTGTTGTAACCTATTGAAATATAAAGAAGTTGTAATAAAACATCAACTTTTACATAATCTATTGATATATAAAGATTTACAAAAAACAGGGCATAGGCAGCGTAGGGTAGCCCTATTTTTAACCCATTAAGCACAAATTTGAGCATTTTATTCCTGTTTTTAAGGTTCTTTGCGGACTGGGGGCTTTGCGACTACGACAAGCTAATTTTTATGCTCTTTTTCCAGCTTGACTATCTTTGTGTCTTAAATACCCTGCGTTGGTTAAGGTTGAGGCGTAGATGAAATGGAAAGAGAAACTTGCCAATGCCGATATAAATATGTCTATGCACGCAAGGAAATACGGGTTTGCAAAGCTGGAAATTCTTTATTACGGGGAAGGAAACGGCTTGGTAAGGAAGGAAGTTGTTGAAAACCCTTGCCTTAAGGAAAAGTTTTACGATAGCGGGATAGACGAGGATTAAGGTTCTTTTTAGAAATAATTAGGTTTTAGGCGGAAATATACTAACGCCCATTTTCCAATTCTATTAGGGGATGGGCGTTTTATTTTATATGGGCAAAAGATTAAAAAAATTATATTGTTTGCTGTTCGGGCATAGGTGGCATCCCAACGGGATGCAGTGCCTAAAATGCGGGATACTCTGGTGGCAATGGATACAGAGCAATAAAGGGAGCAATGGAAAAGACGCCATTTAAGCCTCACCAGTTGCAAGAGAATATTGAATCCGACACGCATAGGTTTCGTGTGGTTGCCTGCGGAAGAAGATGGGGCAAGACCTTAATGGCTATGCACGAAATATTCTGTATGATTTTTGACGGGTTCAGGAAAACGGGCAAGCCCCAGCGTGGCTGGGTGGTATCCCCGACATTTCCCCTTGTGCGTGAGGACTGGATGGTTGCCGAGGTTCTGCTTAAAGACGCAATTACAAACAAGAAGCAGACCGAGATGAAAATGGAGTTTAACCCTTATGGCTTTATAGAGTTTAAGTCGGCGGAAAGGGAAGACGACGGTTTGCGTGGGGCGGGGCTTAATTGCTGCGTGGTTGACGAGGCAAGTCGGGTAACAAGGAAATCCTGGGAGCAGGGCATAAGACCTGCGTTGTCCGACAGGCGTGGCAGGGCGATATTCATATCCACGCCGAAGGGAAAAAACTGGTTCTATGATTTATACCGCTTAGGTCAGGAAGGAAGTTCGGAGGTAACATCCTGGCAATACCCGACCTATACCAACCCATACTTTCCCAAGGAGGAATGGGATACCATAGTCAAGACCACGCCCGAGTTGATTTTAAAGCAGGAATATCTGGCTGACTTTTTGGACGACGAGGCAAGCGTCTTTCACAATATAGCAAATTGCTTAAGGGGTTCTTTGGAGGAGGCAAGCGAAAAGGAACAATACACCATAGGCATAGACTTAGGTCGTGCCGAGGATTTCACCGTTGCCGTTGTCATTAAAAACTCAAACTGCCAGTTGGTTGAAATTTACAGGCAGAACAAGGTTGACTGGTCTTTGCAGAAAGCCCAGATAAAGGCGTTGTGCCAGCGTTACAAGAACCATATTTGTTATATAGACTCAACCGGGGTGGGCGACCCCATAGAGGAGGATTTGCGTAAGTCGGGCATAGTTACCAGGGATTACCACTTTACCAACCAGTCAAAGCAGGAACTTGTCGAGCAGTTGATGGTCGGCATAGAGCAGGCGTTAATAGGGATACCCGACTGCGAAAAGACGAGGTTTTTAATCGAGGAACTAAAGGCTTTCACTTACGAACTGCTCCCGTCGGGGAAATTAAGATACGCAGCCCCCGAGGGCTTGCACGACGACGGGGTGATGGCATTGGGTCTTGCGGCGATGGGGGTTTCTTATATGTTCTACCATAAAAAACCCATCGAGAACTTAATACCCGTTAATTCCCCCGCCTGGCTTGAGAGGCGTGCCTGGGATGATGAAATAAACAGAAACAACCGCCTGCCGAGAAGGTTGCGCAGGAAAATAAATGTTGAACTTGCATTCAGTTAAGGGGGTGAAAAAGATGGCGAAGCCTAAAAAGGAAACCGAGCAGAAAGAATTAAAAACGGAAGAACAAAAGGGGGAAAACAAGAATATCATTGTTGACCACTGCATTATCAAAGAGGACAAATAATATGATACGCATAAGCGAACAGGATGTTGCGAAATGGCGGCTTGAAATAGAGCAGGGCGAAAAATTCAGGGATGACGAACTCGGCAAGAACACATATTCCGAGATTACCAAGGCGGGCGAAAACATTGATTATTTTGAAAACGGGGTTTCGGGTCGCCTTGTCCAGGATTACAATCTTGACCTAAGGAATGTCCCATTGTCCACCATAAATGTGATATTCCCCATTGTTAAAAATGTCATCCCGACTCTTTACTGGAAAAACCCCTATATCGTGGCATTGCCGAAAAGGTCGCAGGATGAGGATTCCGCCCCCTATGCGGGAGCATTGCTGAATTATTATTACGAAGAATTGGATATAAAGAACATAAACCGCCAGATAATCTTTGACGCTTATGTCATAGGGCAGGGTGTTTGCAAAGTTGGATACACCACGAAGTTCGGGACTATCCCCTCGGAGGAAAGCATTAAGCAGGAACAGAAGGAACGCAGGAAAAATATTATCCAAAAGACAAAGGAAATGCTTGGCTTGGCAAAACCCAAAGAGGAAAAGGAAGTCCAGAACCCCGAGTTGAACGAGTATATCAGAAGCGAAAGCCCTTATGTTGTTTGGGTCAACCCGTTTGATTTCATCATAGACCCGATGGCTAATTCCATAGAAACCGCCCGCTGGGTAGCGCAAAGGATTACCAAGTTGTTGAAGAATGTGAAAGAGGACTCCAATTATTCCAACACCTCAAATCTTGAAGGCTCGCCCGTTCCCGAAAGCATCACCAAAAAAGTTCCTGAAACCCAGATAGACGATTTTAAGACCATTGATTTATACGAAATCCACTACAAGACCGACGAAGGCATAAATATTCTTATTCTCGCCAAAGACGGTTCTGACTACAAGGCGTTGCGGCACGAAAAATCGCCCTACGAAATGGATGGTTTCCAATACGAGATACTGACTTTTAATAAACATAACCACAGGTTATACCCAAAATCGGATATTGATATTGTAAAGGGCTTGCAGGACAGGATTGCCCTGACATTTGACAGCATATTAGACCAGATAGACAAGTATGTCCCGAAGATTTTCGTGGATGAAACCGCACTTACCGCCGAGGGTTCAAGGACTTTAAGGGACGGCGAGATAGGAGCGATAGTCAAATGCAACAAAAACCCCAACGAGATAGTCAAGGAAGCGTCTTTCCAGCAGTTAAAGGGCGATTTATCCATATTCATAGATAAAACCCTTGAAGTGATAATGCTTGAAACAGGGCTTACAAAGACGCAACTGATGGGAATGTCTAACGCCCAGACCGCAACCGAAGCCCAGATAGAGCAATCGGGGCAGAATTTAAGGATTTCCGACAAATTTGACCTTGTCGCCTCGTTTGCCACCAAACAGGCGAGGAAATTATGGCAGGTAATACAGCAATTCGTGGATATGCAGGAGGTTGAGCTTATTACCGGGGAAAAAGGCATTGACGATGTTACCGGGTTGCCTAAATTTGACTGGTTAAAGCCGATAGACAGCGTTTTAGAGGAAAAACTTATCAAGGGCGAATATAAATTCAGGATTGAGATTTCCTCTATGGAAAAACCCGACTTGCCTGTTTTGCGTTCCCAGGTTGAACGCATTGCCGGGCTTATAGCACAGCAGGGGGTAATGGAGGCGTTCCAGTTGCAGGGTTACAAAATAAACCTTGCCGAGTTTGCCAAGAGATATTTGCAGTTATTCCCCTATGTGTTCCCCGATATTGGCAAAATCATTCAGCCCATAGGACCGAACACGACAGGGCTTATTCCTCCCCAGTTGCCGCAACCGACAGGGGGTATGGGAAAGATAAACACGCAGAACTCGCCGCAACCGCCGAATATCGCCGATATATTATCGGGGCAGGCCGGCGAAAAAGGTATGGGAATAGGGATTGCTTAATGGCAAGATATTTATGGGACGAAAAAGTCCATAAGTTAGTTGAGTTAGAGGGAACGCCTAAAGACCCTAACCGTGGGTTAAACGGACCCGTATGGTTTCCCAAGGGCGGGCATAAGTATTTTGACAAGGCACTACAAAGGGAATTTAGTTCTTTGGACGAAAAGAAGGCGTATATGCGTGAACACAAGTTAATACAGCAAGCCTCGGACAGAGAGGGGGATACGAATTGCCCCGAGGCGGGCTTGGGCAAGCGGATGTATTTCATTCCAGGCGTAGCAAGAAAAAGCAAATATTACAAATATAGATAAATATTATGATGAAAGTATTTTGTGATAGTTGCGGAAAGGAAATCGGAAAAAATTTTTCAGGCGATATTTTTGGATTTGATTATTGCGGCGATGTCCTTTGCGAAGCAAGGTTGGTATTAAGGGCGTCAAAGGAAAATTACGCAAAGCCATATTCAAATTTAATACCAACGGAAGAACAAATAAATAAAGCAAAAAGGGAGGTGGAAAAATGGGAGTAAGCGGAAGCGGAACACCAGCAAGAAAAGGCAACATCGGGGCAAGGGCGGACGGCACAAGGGCGGGGGCAAAAAGCACAAGGCAATACACCGAAAATAAAACCCCGAAGGAAAGAACGGCAAGTTTAAAACCCGGCAGGGGAACAACTAATCCCGTTAAATAGGAGAATTTATGCCTTTTAAAAGCGAGGCTCAGCGTAGATACCTGTGGGCTAAAAAACCCGAAATAGCAAAGAAATGGACGAAAAAATACGGGTCTAAAATAGTCAAGAAAAAGAAACAGGTCAAGAGCAATTAAATGCGTAATGGCGAACCTACCTGGAAAAAGAGGTTTGGTCCGTTCCTTCTGAACTTGGATGATTTGACCCAGATTTCATTTCCTCGTGATGGCGGCAAGGCGGTTACTTTGTTAACCGAGGATATAAGGGTTAACGGGATGAAAGACCCCTTGGAGATAAATTTACTTTTGGAAGAAACCCTATGGCATCAGTTAAGGATATTCCAGGGAAACCAAAGAATACAGGCGTTAAGGAACTTGGGGATAAAACAAGCCCCGTGTTATCTGACGATAGAAGGTTATCCCGACAACGAGGGTTTGGGAAAAACGATTACATCGTTGTTTCTTTCTATACCGACAATTACGCAGACATTGTAAAAGATTTAATAAGTTCTTTGAAAAAGTTTAATCTTCCTTATGAAATTGACAGGGCAGAGGATAAGGGCGGTTGGTGGGAAAATACTTCTATGAAACCCGCCTTTATCAAACAAAAGTTGGAAAAACACAAGAAATGTGTGGTATGGCTTGATGCCGACGCAATAGTGAAACGCTACCCGTTTTATTTTGATTTCATTGAGGAAGATGTGGCTTTTTACGATGAGAACATTTATACGCCATCAAGGGATACCGTTAAGTCGGGGACGGTATTTTTAAGATATACGCCAGTGGTTTTAAGGATGGTTGATGCATGGGTCAACCGCACAAGGATATACCCGAATAATTGGGAACAGGCGCATTTAAGAAGCGCCGTAAGGAGTTTTTACCAAGAGGCAAAGATTATGAGCGTCCATTATTTGCCGGATAGTTATTGTTATATGGACGGTATTACCAAAGTAGGAAACCCGGTTATTTACCATAAGCAGGCAAACAGGTTATTCAGGAGATTTTAATGTCATTACAGGAAAGTTTAATTAACCAGATAGGGCAGGTAAAAGACGGAAATAATTATTTGATGCAGGCGATTATGTTTCTTTTACTGCATACCCTACAAATGCAAGGAGAACAGAAAATTGAAGAAAAAAAAGAAGAAGCAAAAGAATACACGCTTGACCAAGCGTTTGCGGAAAGCGAAGGGTTGAAAAAAATAGCCACGGGGCAACACCCGATAAGAATGATACCATCACCGAGTTAAGGGGTTTGGCATAAACCTTTGATTATGCCCGTTCATCGCCGTTAAGATGTAAAAGGAGAAACAAATGCCAGATAAAGCAAAGGATGTATCGGAGAATTCATCCACTCCATCGGCGTTAGAAGGAGCAATAGCCTCCTCGCCAGAGGTGCAGCAAGAGGCACAACAGCAGGCTCAGGAAGCGCAGTCCCCAACTGCGGAACAAGGGGTAGTTCAAGAGCAAGCCGAAGTGCAGGAAGAAGAAGGTCGGATACCTTATTCCAGGTTTAAGGAAAAGGTCGATGAGGCGAACTGGTTGAAACAGCAACTTGAGTTAAGGTTGCAACAGGAACAAGCCCAAAGGCAATTCCAGCAACCAACCCAAAATCCTTATGCCGGTATGACACCGGAGGAGGAACGCTTTTGGCGGGCAGTCGATGAAAGGGCAAGGAAGATAGCGCAGGAGGAAACCAAACAGATTTCCCCGATGCTTGAAGCGGGAGTGCGGGAACTTACGAATATGAAAGTTCAGCAATTCCGCCAAACACACCCCGACATCAAGACTAACTCGCCAGAGGAAATGGAAATAGCCCAAAGGATTAAGCAGGGTTATACTCCCGAGGATGCGTATTGGTCGGTAATGGGACCGAGGGGGATAAGGGTAGCCGAGGAAAAGGGAAAACAGCAGGCTAAACAACAGATAGCGGCTAAAAAAGCGGCGAATGTGGAAACATCGTCAGGCGTTCCCACGCAGGCGCAGGTAAAATCAACCCCGACTAAAAAAAGTTTTCGGGAGGATTTCCTGCGTAATTTTCAACTTGCCGAAGAAGGAAAACTTTAGACCGCTACAAAATGAGAGGGTAATTTTTTATGAACACATCTTTTGATAGGGTTGCTACGGTTACTCTCCAGAATCACGGCAAAGAGATATTTGACAATATCACCACCAATAACGCC